TTTGATCGATTTTCTTGGCTTCGTCGCTGCGAGAGAACTCGATCAAATGCTCCATGCAGCAAAATGCTTTCAGACTACCGATCACCGCTGATTCGGCTTCGACCTTCTTTCTGCATAGTGAGCAGCGTCTAGTTCGCATCTGCTTTGTTCAGAACTATTTCGAGCCGATCCATATCCTGTAAATCTTTAGTCACTATCACTTGCGCGTCGGTCTTTTCGATATGCTTCCCGATACCTGGGTCTCCCTTCTTGACCGGGTATCCAGCCGACTCCCAGAAATCCGATTTTTCAGCAAATCCAAGCAGATAAACAGCGCCCTCCGATAGATAAGCCCAGACATACAAATCGCACTGCTGATTTCTCTGCGAATTCGGCACTCTGAGCGTGTAGTAATCTTTCGGCTCTCCGATGCTCTTGCTGGTCTTTACGTCGATTCTATAGCCGCTAGCAATAAAGTCATAATCCAGAGAATCATCTGCACAATAATCGAAATCAATACCGGCATCCATAAGCCACCTGCCGAACGCCATTTCGCCCATCGTCCCGGTTATCTGCCCGGAACCATCACTCAGAATAGTAGTGGAGTTAAATGCCTTTCCAGTGTGCTTTCGGTGAGCGTATTGAACCCAGCTCTCTCGGATTATTTGTTTGATCATTTGCTCGGCCACTCCGGTATTTTGATTCCATGCGTCTGCGCCAGGTGGCGAGAGATTGTTTCGTAAATCTTGTTATATTCGCCGCGCTCCGGGTCTTTGGTAGATTCTTCCCCGACCATTATTCGTTGAATTGGTCGCCAGAGATGATCTTTTGCTGACTGTAATGTCCAGGGAATCTCGATTTCTGGTTTTAACGTCTTTTTCATGTCCAGGCCAGCGTCGTTTAGCGTCTGAGAGAGATGCGCTAACCAGAGATGTAGTGCGCTGTTTTGCGCCATTGTTCGCGGCTTCTTCGTCGTGTACTGAATGGCGATGTGCCCGTGCTTCTCGAACAGCTCTTCGATGTGCGCTATAAATCGCTTCTTCGAGTCTTCGTCTTTAACCGTCCAGCCTTCCATTTCAGTCTCCCGTTTGATCTGCGTAATCCGTCCCAACTTTCTCAGGAATATGAACCTGGCACTCTACATCTCTATGCAAGCGCTTCGCCAGCGAGTAAGCCACGGCTTGCCCGGTAAAAGATCGATCCGCGTCTGCGAATATGTGCAGCGTCGCTACTTGGCTCGGCGGCTCGAACTTCTCTAGCATCCCAGCGGTCGCAGCGGCCCAGCACGGAATCTTAAACTTGTGCATGACCGCGAGAGCTGTCTCCACGCCTTCGGCTATTCCCATCTCGACATAAATGTCCGTCAGACGTATCGCGCCGCCAGTTGTCGGTCTGCATGGCGGCATGATCTTCTTCACTGATGGAACAAGCGCCTTTTGTCCGCTAGCAGATAGATAAGTGATGTGCATCGTCGCTGGTAGTCCGTTCTTATCAGAGAACACGCATACCATCGCCGGATGCTTGCCGAGCGACTTGCCGCCGTCCCAATATTCGAGACCGGGATGGAATCCTATCTTCTTGCAGTTCGCCAGACCGCGATTTCTAAGATAGAGAGTCTTCGCGTTTATCTGTGATCCGTGATCAAGACCTCGACGTATGTATTCGAGCCGCGATTTGTTTTTATTTAGATTCGGTTCAGCTGGCTTGCTCGGCTTTATATCACCTACCATCTCTTTAATTTCCTGCGCGACCGCTGATTTACTCATGCCAGTGATTTCTGCCGCTAAATCCCACCCGGAGCCGTTCCCGCACTGGTTGCAGAAGTATTTGCCGTCGCCATTATGATTAGTGAACCGGAACCTATCCTTCCCGCCGCACATCGGGCAGGGAGCGTGTTTGCCGTTTAATAGTGACTGATCAATGCCGAGCCTGGAAAGTATCTCCTGCCATCGATTGCGCGAGATTTCCATTAAATCATTCATGATATAAATCTAGGAAATCAGCGAGACTCAGATCAAATACTGCCGCAATTTCGACGGCCCGTGACAGTTTTATATCTTCGCTTTTTTGCCAGCGCGAAACCTGCTGTGGAGCGACTCCGATTTCTTTTGCTATATCGGAAATTCGCGTATGCGAACTAGCCTGTGCTGCCCGGATAGCTTTGCCGAAATCAACTTTCTGTGACATAGTGTACTTTCTCATAAACTTTCCCCGAAGTATTGAGCGCATTAGCCCAGCGAGGTTTCTCCAACTCGCTGGGCTTTTTTTTGCCTAGAACGGTATATCTTCCTCGAATGTTTCGCTAGTGTCGCTTTTTTGTTGCGGTTTTTCAACTGGAGCGTCCTTCGCTTTGAATTTCAGATCAAACGATGGCGATCTTTCGTGGTCGCTTTTGTTCCGAAACACATTCACCCAGTATTTTTTGCCGTCGATCTCGCAGTCGCCCTTTAGCACCATGTCTTGATCATGCCGCTGTTCGTGCTTCCATAGCCCGCCGCGCATATTGTTATCGTATTCACTCATAATTACTTCCCCTTTAGTTGATTAACATTCTCGTTTATTGACTCGACTGCATCCGTCACTATCTCTTCCAGCAACTTGATGAAATCATCGTCTCTTTTCACCCGAACCAGCAGCGGCTTGATGCTCTCGGCATAGCAGAGAAAATCGCACCACTCTTTTTCAGCGATCCACATCTGGCCCTGAACTTGCGCTTTATACTCTTGCGGCATTCTCTCTTGCTTTAAGAAGTCTCGCCAGTATTTAACCATCGTATGTGGCTGCGGGCATTTTATTTCCAGAATGCCCTCAGAGTCTTCGATGAGTCCGTCCGGGCTTGCTCCAGCCTCTATCGTATCATGCAGACAGAGGCCGACTTCGATCACTTTGACGTCGTACATGAATTCGTAGTATTCACGTGCTTTCGGCTCTGTGTCGATCCCGTGCTGCATCGCAGCGGTCGTTGGAAAGAACTTCGACTGCCCCGTGAGCTTCTCGGCGACCAGTTCATCTATATAGCCGTCAGCAGACGCCGCTCGCTTGCCTGTGGGCGTGATTAGCCGACCGAATGAGCTAGCTGTCGGAACGCCTCTTCGCGCCGCAAACCAGCCCTCTGAGCGTTGTTCGTGCGGAAGTATTCTCATTGCTTGCCCTCCTTTTTGGTCTCCAATTTTAAAATCGCCACTTCCGCTTGAGCAGTTGTCAGCTCGGAAATTTCCGCGACTTTAAAGTATTTATGAAAACTTCCCACATCCGCTTCTGTCTCTTCGATCAGCGCATTAATCCGGCTCAGTTGCTCGACTGTGAGCGGCTTTAGAGATTCCGCGAGTTCTTCGGCGGCTTTCTTGTCAGCTTCTGCCTGTCTATCGGCTTCAGCGTTCGGTAAATCTTCGCCCGCATATATATAATGACCAAGACCGAACATCGCCAGACATTTAACCAAACATCGCATTTTCGCGGTATTCAGTTGAAAGGCGTTCGGATTCGGAATTGCTTTGTTTTTATAGTCCATTACAGGTAGCCACATCTGGCGAGATAGACTGTCGATTGTAACTGTGCAGAAAACCATCAGTGAGCCGTCTGTCGCTGACTCTGGCTCTTGGAAGGAATACTCGGCCTGTGGGTAGTGCTCCATAAGAGTCCCCCAAGCCCAGGCCCAGCTTAAAAAGCTGAGATTCTGCTTCTTTTCGATGCGGTCGGATACATCGACCTGTGATAGCGTCGCCCAGACGGACGCGAATGTCGTTTTTTCGCTCATAAAAATCTCCCGATTTAGACCAGCAGAATGCCAGTCGCCCGGTGATTATACTAAAACGATGCTTTTTTGCAACTTATTGGATGTGAAATTGTGACAGGAGTGTTAATACGACCAGATATTCGGCCTGGGAGCGTTTATATCATCTTCGGTGGCTATATCCAGATGAATGAATCTGCCGCCTCCCTTTTGATTGACCCCGATGCCAGTGAATACGTTACAGTTGAGCGCATTCCTAAGCAGATATATAGCTTCCTCTCGATTCACCGCGATATCCACGGCCAGGCCCAGAGCGTGAGCGCCCACTGTGTCTTTTTTTTGCTCGACGGGATGGGCCGGGCATCGATACCCGGATGTGATGAAAAAAGGAAATTCGCATATCGTTCGAAGCGCTTGTAGTGCGTCAAGCAGTTGATCCGAAATTTCGTGCCCGGTCGAGTCACACTTTCCGCATTTACAAGCGAATTCGCTTCGCGTGAAATTCCTGTACGCGAGTTTAGCTAGCATTGATAAACTTTTGAACTGCCGCTTCGATATGAGTATCGACAAATTCGTCGGCTTTCTCGATAGCTTCATCTGCTATGTCAGCATATTTGGCCGCTGTCAGAATGGATTCTTTTACCGCTGCGAACTTCTCCGAGCCTTTTCCGGCTTCCGGCATCTGTTCCTCGGCTTGAACCACTAGCTCTTTGATTGATGTGATCAGAAAAAGCACAAATCTTGCTATCTCAAACGCCAGTTTTAACTTGCCCATAATTACCTCTTTTTTGGTTGTTTAGAAAATTGCTTGCCTTTCTTTAGATCAGCATAAGCCGCTATTATCTTTTCTTCGGCTTTTTAGTCGGCTTCTTCTTCGCCTTTTTACCCATCTTCTTGTTGCCACTGTGATACGGCATTATTCGCCCACCTTCATATAGACGCCCGCAGCAATTAAGCCCAGGATCGCCATTGTTAAAAATCTAGTCACAGTCTGCCCGACTGTTCGTTTCGTGTCCCGCCAGACTTCGAGCAGCGATCGGATTTCCCGCATATCACTATAAGCAGCTTCGTCCAGGAGTCCGATATCTTTTAGCGCCTCTCTAGCACCGCGCTTCGCCGCTTTGTCTAGCATAATTTGCAATTCTGGGTCAGTCATAGCTATCGCCAGTGTTGATCGGCACAATTCGTAAATCTGTGCTCGATTTCTTGTCTGTTGAATCGCCCTGCTGGTAGAGAGCGATTGTTTCCATGATCTCTGATATTTCTTCTGGCGAGTAAGCCCCGCCGCTGTAATAAATAATCGACAGAATCATTTCTGCGGCGTCGTATTTCACCACTTAACCCTGTTCGACCAGTATGCTCCCGACAGCTTGCCCTTTTTGATATTCTTAGCGTGTCGAGCCTTGAATGATGCCCGGCGAGCTTTATCAGCATCGCTTTCTTTCTTTCTTGGCGGCGAACCCTTGACGCCCTGCTGTCCGAATCGAATTAGCCTCACATTGTCGCCATCTTTGGCGAGAACGACGTGGCTCTTTTCAGAGTGCCCAGGAGTTCGTTTGGGCTTGTTATAGCCTTCGAGACCGTATTTCGTAAGTCTGGGGTCTTTAGCCATTACGTTGAATCCTTTTGAGTGAATTTTATCACATAATCAAGCGGGAACAATCTCAGATTTCGTGATCTGGCTCGTAGTCCTTGCCGGGAATTTCGTATTCATGCCGAATGGCTATTCCACCGCTGCGACGATAGACGATCTGATTCATGATGCTGGGCGACCTGTAGCCCTTGCTTGCGTGCCAGCTATCGCTCGGTGCTAGAGTTCCGAACCTTTCCAAGAGCACCGAATTGTCGTACTGCTCCGAAAGTTTGCTATGGAAATGGCCCAGAATCCAATATCTATGAGTAGTCTTTGACCAGACGCTCAATCGCGGCAGCATATCAGCAAGCCGTCGCCCTGGTGCTTTGTCGCCGTGGGTGATAGCGACCAAATTCGATCCAAAGGTCAGATAATGATAAAAGCCTTTTGGCTCCAGGATAGTGACACGATGATCTTTTGAGAAGTAATAAGCTAGCACCATAGCGATCGCGATCGCTGTCTCAGAGTCGTGATTGCCTCTAGCCATAACCACCGAAACTTTACCGTGTTTTTCAAGTGCCCGCAGAATCCCGTGAATCATCGTGTTTGCAGCCGTTCGCATAATCACCTCGATATGCGTATCGGTGTCCATCGGCGTGCCGTTGGTAGTCTGCGGATACGGAGCAGATCGGTCGATATGAGTGAAGTCGCCGACGTTTACCAGCAGCGCTTCTTCGGATGCCGGGGCGGCATCAACCAGGTGGTCGATTGCTTCAAGAATCTCGGAAGATGCTATGTGAGAATTAAAATCGCGATCCCGCGTAGGTTCAGAATCTCCGCGCATACCGATATGGGCATCGCCGATTATGATTACGGGCAATAATTCCTTCGATTTACCCTTTGGCGATTTCTTGTGAGTATTTTTTGCCGGTTTTAGCCCTTTCGTCAGCTCGTCAACGAACGCCTTTAATCCAGCTTCTCGCTCTGCGTCCTCGATCTTGCGTCTAGTTTTTAGCCAGGCCTTGTTGCCTTCATCGTCTTCTGTATAGATAGACCGACCAATGACGTGTTCGCCAGCAGGAACGTGTCTTCTTGCGTCCCAGTTGTCAGAGTATCCAGCAGCAGCGGCTTTCGATTTAATCGTGTTAATGATATCTCTGACAGTGGAAGAAGTAATGCCCAGAGAACCACTGGCTTGAACAGAATTCCTATTACATTCTTCCCAAGTTTTTAAGACTTCCCGCTGCCTATCTGTAGTGGCGTAATCCTCTAAACTTTTCAAGCTATTTATCTCTTGCCACTTTGCGAGACTTTTCATAAGTTCGCATCCCGCCAAGTCCGAGCATTCCGAAAAGCACTGGCATCATTGTCTCCATGTCGATCAGATCGAGTTCTAGCTCTAGCCCGCCGAATTCTAGCCCCAAATTGATAAACGGAATCAAGATAAAATTTAATAACATCGCAAGAGCGCACACCCACCCAACAGCCGGACGCCACCCGGCAACAAACATCGACGGATGCTGTGCTTCCGTTTTGTTAATTTCCATCTGTAGCATGACCTGCTCTTGCGCTTGCTTGTCAGCCATCGTTGCAATTTCATGCGCTAGTGCAGCTTTTTGATCTTTATCTTCTATAAATTTATCTAAAATTCCTGTCACTGGAGCAATTAAACTTTGAGCGAGTTGTAACATCATAATAAAAACTCCATCATTCTATTGCCGCGCTTGTTATTGCCATCGCGATTACAAAAACCGTTGCAACGGTTCCGAGTATCGCCGCCACGTCAATCATTGCAGCCCTAGTTTCCGCTTTAGCTTTAGCGTCAGCGATTCGCATATTCCGTATTTTGGTTCTTTCCTTGAGCATATCGTGCCAGAGATTTGCATTGCCGCTCCAGTAGAACAAATCTTTTAATTCTTTCTCTAGCTGTTGAGCTTTTTTCTTTTGCAGTGTTATCTCAAGAGCCTGACTCTCAACTGACTTACCGCCGAACAATCGCTCTATCTTGCTCGGGTTAGTAGCTTTTTGTTCAAGCACACTAACCGTTTCCCGCGCATCCCAGAACTTACTTAACGCTCTGGTCATATCTCCAAGCTCTTTGCCCTCGTTTACCGCCGTCTTCATAAAGCGGTAAGCAGAAGAGCACATCTGAACTGCTGCTATTATTTCGGCAGCCATTAGTAGACCTTTATGCCGTCTTGCGTAGGGTCTACAAGAATAGGCTTGCAGTATGTAGTGATACCAATAGAAGTGCTTGGCGAACTTCTCTGTCGCAGTTTTGCAGCAAAGCTATTGCAAGTATCAACGCTACGAAAACACATGGACTCGCCACAGTTGTCAGCAGCTACCTCTAAACCGCCAATAGTCATGATTAAAACGAAAACGTGAATCACTCATTCTACTCTGGCTCTGTCGGCCAAGTGACTTCGTTAGGAAAGCCTGATTGACTAGGAACATCACGAAGACTCTGCCTGTATGTTGCCCACGTTGTTTTATCTACTAGAACGTCTGCTACTTGTGTCCAGTCTGTAGCGGCTAGTTTAGCGTCACGCTCTTTTCGTACTTCGACAGCAGCTCTATCATCTGCGCTCGCTTCCCATGCGGTAATATTGGCGCTGTGTTCTGCCAATTCCTCTTCGCTAAATGGAATTTTCCCATTAGCAGTTGCTTTCGTAAAATTTGTCATATCGACCTCTAAGATAATCCGTAAAGAACCCAAGTGCCAGAATACGTCTGACTACCCCCAAAGTTATAGCGAACGGCTTCTAAATTACCCTGAGCCCCTGAATAAAACCCAATGCCTCTGTGGTCGTAATTATATACCGTAGCATACACTTGCGTTCCTGTTATTTGGACGACCTGATATTTCCCGCTGTTTACTGTTGGAAAAACGTGTTCGGCATATACGCTATTTCCTGTGGAGTCGCCAATATAATATCCCCATTCAACATGGGGGCTAGTTGACCCGGCTTCAGCAGAATAAGCAGTAGAAGTTCCCTGTACTTTGGTTACATGATATTTATAAGTGCTGTCAGTTTTGTAGCTACCGCCAATCTTAAATTGCATTTGAGGAATTGTTGCGCCATTAGCTGTAACGTCAATTAAAACTACTTTGAAAACTTTATAAGAAGACGATTCAGCACTAAAATCTATTTCCACAACGGCGTCACCAGATGCTGTGATGGTTTGAAGTTTCTTCCAAGCACCGCCACTTGCTTCACCCCATGATTCATCTGTACCATCGGTCGTTAAGAATTTACCGGCATTTCCCGATTGGCTCGGCAGAGCATTATTATCGATCTGGTCTTGCACGTTAGAACTAACAGTATCGATGAAGTTAATTGTCGCCGCGCTATCGGCTATGTCTCTTGAATTACTCATTATGGAGCCTCCGGCCAGTCTGAATCCTGTAAGTCAGGAAAACTTGAATGCGTTGTTATGTCTCTTAAAGCCTGCCGATAAGTTGCCCAGTCAGATTTGTTTGATGCAGAGTAGTCTGGCATCTGCGTCCAATCACTAGCCGCTAACCTGTTATTTCGGTTTTGGCGCACTTCTGACGCAGATCGCGATCTAGTCGGCTGATTTTCCTCTATTGATAACGTCTGGCTAGTTTCTACTGTTGGTTCATAATGTTCATTGTTCGGCCCAAAAGCGATTACAAGACCATCCGAATTTCTTACGACTTTATAGCTCACGGAGTCACCTCACTGATTGTTATGCTGGAAACTTCAGTTCCACCAAAGTTTTGAGTGCCGTTCCATTGGTTTACTTCAATTGACCCAGAAGTTGCTCCAATGCGAATTTTATACGTTCTGGCGCTTGTAGAACCCGCTGCAATTCTTTTTCTTAAAACTATTGGCCCTGTCGGGTAATAACCATTGGTCGTTCGATTAAAAACTGTTGCGATTGCGTCTGCTGTCGAATCAACAAACAAAGCCATTGCTAGTCGCTCTCCCGAACTTATATTATGCACCTGAAATGCCGCTTCTATTAGAAGATAATTAGACGCATCAGTTGGTGTTATTGACGCAGTTAAAAACTGAGTTCCTTCTGTATTTTGCGGTATTGTGTCATCACCGGGAATTGTGGTTGTTCCAGATGCCGCTGCCGTTGTTTCTGCATAAACAACCTGGGCGGTAGCACCGCCGCCACCAGCATCCTGCCAAGCTATATCAGTTCCATCTGATGTTAGAACTTGATCTGCTGTACCTTTAGTCAGTTCGGCAGTGGCACCGGACGCATTGCCGTAAATCAATGAGCCTCTAGTTAAATCATCAAGTAAATTCAATTCTGCGGCTGTTGCGTTAATTCCAAGATTAACAATCGAAGCAGGAGCACTTGCAACATCTGATAAGTTACTAGCTATTTGTAAATACTTTGCATCAGCATCAGCAACCGACATCGCATCCGCAACAGAAAATGAGCCAAACGCGAGAATGTCTACATTATCACCAGCGATTGCGCCACTAGCCAAAACAATGTTTGTTCCTGAGGTTGCGGTAAAATCTGTTCCGACTACTAGCTTGACACCGTTTAAATATACGTCAACAAAACCCACATCATAGGTAATGGTAAAAGTTGTTTGGCCACCTGTTGCAGTATAGTTTTGCCTAGACAAGGTTCCGTTTACAGAAACTAAAATATCCCAATCTGACGATGCAGATGGGTCAGTAGTTCCGCTTGTCGCGGTATTTGCTCGGTAAGTTTTGAAATCAATCCCAGATATGGCATTGTCACCGGCAGAGTATGCTTGACCGCTTACCCAGAGAGCGGCGTTAGCAGTCAGAGCGGCTGTGGCGGCACTAGATGCGGATGAACTTGCACTTGCAGCAGCAGCCGATGCGCTCGAAGCAGCAGCAGCTGCATCTGTATTAACTCCCGCTATGTCGGTATTCATTGCGCCGATTGAAGTGTTCAACTCGCCCTGCATAGTAACCAGAGCGGCAAGAAAGGCATCTGCCCTAGTGATAAATGTAGCCGGGGCGTCGGTTCTAGCTGGCGCTGTTGGCAGTGTGCTGATAGTTGGTATTGTCATTAGACTAGCCCTTCAATTTCAAGTGAGCATCTGGAAGTAGTTGGATTGCTGAGAATTATATCAAATTCTCGATAATAGCCGTATACGATCGAATCTCGATTGTCTTCTTCGGCCACCCAGACCACGGGAGTCGTGCGAAGATCGGTTAGAGTGCTTCGAGTAACGCCAAACGCAGAAGTGTTTAAGACTACATCCACGTCCAGCTTGTTCGCATACGGGCCATCGGTAATCGTTACCCGGCCCTGTGAATCGGTAGCTTTTACCGAATAATCAATAATCGAGTAATTAGCTCCGTGCTGCGAGAATCCAAGATCGGCAAATTGTCCGATAATTAACGCCCCGCATTTAGCTGTTCCGGTATCTGTGAAAGTCACAGTGATATCTGCGTTTGCATACGGTGGCAGATCAAGAATCGCTAGGCGATCATCTCGCACAATTGGCTCGAAGAAATAAGCGTACCAATCTTGAATACCAGATGGCGAAACCAGAGAAAATGTTTCGTCATAAACCGTACCCTCGACCGAATCAACCACCTCTACCGTGACCGATGCCGTGTCCACGTTAATCAGTGCCAGGGAGTTAATTACTGTTGGCGATTGTAAAACGTACTCCATCCCGCCAGCGTTTTCTGTCTGCTCCTGCACGATCGCATTGAATAGCTTCCAGCGATTCGTGCTCGATACCTCTGTCCAGTTAGTGCCGTCATCTACTGTCGGATCGTTGCCAGCATTACTATGTACAGATGAATATATCTTGTGAGTTGCTGTAGCAGCTCCGTTTGCCGTAGTCGTTACCATCACCAGGTCATTAAGATGATAAGTCGTGCCGCTTAACCACTCCGGCTGGTCTGCCTCCGGCACTGTGGAAGACTGAAATATCGAATCCGTTACCGTTTCCGGTCTGATAATTTTCATTTTATGCCCTCACTGGCGGCAAGCCGTTCTTGTCCCATCGATCATTCAATCGATAGAGCTTGCCAGTGTTTCTCGCCACTGCAATCATGACCTCTTCGACGCTCTGCCGCAGCCCGGCAATCTGATCGGCCATGCTATCTGACGACCTGGCTTGCTCTGCCGTCTGCACTCTTTCACCTGCGTGTAATTCAGCAATATACCCATCGTATGGCACAGAATTTAGACCGCTTTGATGTTGAGGAATATCCATATCATATAGCGATGTCTTTAAAAGAGGATGATTCAAAATTTCCTCTAGCGTATCTCCTCCGTCTTCTCCGAACTGATTCTTTATTCTTTGATATAGATCGATCAATATGGATGGCTCAAAGCCCGCCATCCCTTCCGTATCTTCCATGTTTGGTCCAACTAAACTCATCGGCACACTGGCATTAAATGCCTCTAGCATTTCCTCGGCTTGAACTGCCGGTGGCAATTCATGGAAAGCCGGATAATTTGGACGGTTTAGGCCGAAAATATCCCACTTAAATGCTAGATAAGCAAAAATAGCAGCAGGGCCAAAAGTTTTTAAAGCCGAGACAATCGGATTACCGGCAGCGGCAGCAGTTGTTCCGGCAGCAGTGCTGCCAGCAGTTGTTCCGGCAGCAGTTGTTCCTAGACCAGTTATCGGTGTTGTTCCTGCTAGTATGCCGCTGCCTCCCGCTGTGAATCCTGTTGTTCCTGTTGCTAAACTGGAACTCAAAGCGGCGGTATTTATTGTGCCTGCTAAAGCAGTGCCACCCGCGACAGTGCCGCCTGCTGTCAAAGCAGTGCCACCCGCGACAGCACCACCTCCCGCTAAAGCAGTTCCTGCCGCAGTAGTGCCACCTCCCGCTGCGAGAACCCCGCTGCCGCCTGCTGTCAATCCTGTCGCTGTAGTTGTTAGGCCAGAACCCGCAGCCAGAGCGGTTGCGTTTGTCGTAGCAGCAGCAGCAGTAGTGCCGCCGGTAACTATATTGCCGACTACCGTCGCCGCTTGTGATGCCAGCCCGGATATTGAACTGCCGATAGATGAGAATATATTGCTGAACATCGAGCTAATCGACGAACCGATTCCGCTGAAAGTGTTGGTGAAAATGTCGGCAATCTTTGATGCCGCCCAGTCCGCGATCATTTGAAGAATCATATTCTTAAAAGTCTCGGCGAGATTATCAAAAGCGTCGCGCCCGTTCTTGAATAAGTCCATAAAAAAGCCAGAGATTTTTGTTTTCATCTGTTCGTATGCTTTTGCGGCTTCTTCTGCGACTCGCTTCGCTTCTGTCTCTATCGCTTTCTGAGCTGCGTTATTGTCTATTTCGAGCTGCTTTGCAGCTGCCGAGGCATCAATCATTGCCTGTTTTTCATTGTGCAGCTCAGTCGTTGCCGCGATTATCTGCTCACCAAGTTCGGAAGTTGCATCGACCCCGGCCTTCTGCAAATTATTTCGAATCTCGATTTCCAGATTGCTCATATATAGAGCTTCGGTCTCGTTGCTAATTGCTCCGAGCAGTTCTAGTGCTTTAGTCTTGGCCGCTTCTGTCTCTGCCGCCAGCTCATTAGCTGCTACTGCGTTCTTGTCAACTTCAATCGCATAATCAGATAGAGAGCGCCCAGCGTTTTCGAACCCGGTCTCCGCTGTAGCGACTTCCGTGTTCATTCCGGCGAGCTGTTCGTTTAGCTCATCGACGCGATTCTTGCTAGATTGGATTGAGTTTGCGAATACATTTGTTCGGCTTTGCCCTGTCTCTAAATTCTCCAGCGTTGTATCGAATGTCGTGTTGAACGTATCAATCGCATCTGTCGGGTTCTTTACTGCCGCAGCGACTGCCGCCATTGTAGCGATTGCCGTATTCTGAACGCTTGTGAACATACCAATAATTGAATCAAGAGCTGCGATAAATGACTCCATGAGAAAGATTTTCACTTTTTCGAATGCGATCTGTATATTCACTCCGGCTCTTTCTGCCGCGACTTTGATAGAGTCCCAGTTCGCAATAATAGCGACCGCAGCCGCAGCGATAGCCGCCGAAATCAATCCGATTGGATTAGCCTTTATCGCTGTATTCAGCGCAAGAACCGAGACTCTCATCGCTTTAAATCCGCCGAGAATGCGCGTCGCGTTTGATCCGATAGTGAATGCCACAAACCCAGCAAGAGCAGCTCCGACACCTATTGTCAAAACTTCGAGATTATTAGTGATTCCGGTTACTACCGCGCTGGCTGCTGTTATAGCCCCGGCGAATAAATTAATACCACCCACCTCTCCGATCTTCCGAAATAGCGATCCGACGTTATCAGATAGATTCGACAATAAACCTGGAAGAGCTTTCATCTGGTCTTCCATTGCCGTGCCGAATTTAGTCTCGCCAATTTCGAGTAAATATTCCTGTATTTCTGCGGATGAATTGCCGATCGTTGTCGTCATACCCTGGAAAGTTAGAGAGACTCGATCGCCTTCTTTTGATGCTTTGATGCCAAACTCTTTTAGACGCTCAAATTCGCCCGTAGAGGCGTCCGCGACCGCTTCGATCATTTGCATCATGTCTTTGCCCATCGCGGCTGACGTATTGCCGTATGAGCGCAGAGCGCGTTCTGACGGGTCTAATCCCAGTGCTTTGAGTTTAATAAAACCTTCGACAGATTGATCGAGAGTAAACGGAGTCTGAGAAGCGAACTTTTCTAGTTCAGCGAATGCGAATGCCGCATCTTCAGTGCTTCCTGTCATCGTCTTGAGTGAGCCTTTCAGTCTCTCCGACTCTGTAACCGTTCGGGCGAAATTGCTTACCAGCGCACCGACACCAAGCGCAGCCATGGCACCGCCCAGCAGTTTGAATGCCGACGTTGTGCTCTTGGCACTTTTCGCCATATCTTCATTGGCGGCGTTGACCTTCTTGCTGGCAACTTGCCCGGTCGTACCGAGCTTCTTAATGTCTTCGTTAGCCGCCTTGACTTGCCGGGTATCGACTTTGATCTGTATCGTTGCTAAGTCCATGCTTGTCCTTTATTACGATGCCTCGAAGAACCGACTTCATGCCTGTGGCGATGTCTTTGTTTTCTTCTTCGGTGCGATAGGGCGATTTAACGTCCTGATTGTCGTATTTTAACACGCTGCTGGCGTAGAGAGCAGATAGTCGCTTTATTGTTTCAGCTTCCCATCCTGTCAGATGCAATTGTGTTCTCGCCACAAAAGCATCAATCTCCTGCCATGTCAGGCCATGAACCCCGTTGCCGCTATTGAGTGCGACTCCAATTCTGGTGAGTATCTCTATGATATAGCCGAACGGCTCCACATCTGGGAACCGTCCGGCTATTTCATTACTATCGATCATTTCGATGCGTGATCGTTCTTTGTCTTTAGCGCGGGTCGAGAGCCAGGCCCACTGCTGGACGTATTTGCCCAGCAGCCCCGTTATTTCAAAAAATAACTGGCTCGGTCTCCTGCCGCTTCCATCAACTGTTCAGCTATCCAGTTGCGCTTCTCATAGAGCATATTGGCGTTCTCTTTGTTGCATTTTAGTGCAGCGCCGTCGAACTCAATATTCTTGCTCCATTTGATCGTGCTTTCGGCCAATATTTCGTAGAGAGCTGCTTCGAGAGCGGCATTCGGAATCTTGCGATCTTTGTAGCGATTGGCGTTCCTGGTATTAACTCGCTTGGCGGCGTTCTGCCACGTCTGCGAATCTTTGCCGAGAACTGTAATCACTAAATGCTCGCCCTCATCGTCTACTAGATACTCACCACTGGCCGGATGCTGGAGTTTTACTTCGACTCCTTCATCCGCTGCTGCTTGTAAGTCAATGCTCGCTAAATCCATAATTCACGCCCCGAATGTTCGTTTTATTAAGCAGCTACGAGGCTGCTACGTTTACTGGTGCATTTGTCAGTTCTAGTACAATATTGTCTGATTTGATGCTGTCCACGCCACCCGCGTTGACTTGATAGCTCATTATCAATCCGGTGAAATAATCGTCCTCACCATCTGGATATGTGATTCTGACAGAAACCTCTGTATCTGTCGCGGCAGCAGCTTTCGCAGCAATTTGGCCAGTATCCGCAGCGTCGGCAGCGAATGAGAGTGTCAGAGTTCCGTCGTTGATAGAACCTTTACGCTTGACCACTCTGCGCTCACCGAGTGGCGAGTGAGTGATCAAGTTATAAACCGAGCCGAATGCTGGAATCTCGGTGATTTCGCCAACTGTAGCGAATGTGAGAGCCTCGAATCCTGCTTGGTCGTATGTTGCGGGAAGCCCTGAGACGAGACTCAGAGTAGTGCCCGCAGATGTTTGAATAGCCATGTTAAATCCTCTTTAGTTGCTTGCTTCTCTAATATTCTTAGCCAGCAAACGGTTAAAATTCTGCATATTCTTCCGAACCATCCCGCCAGGAGCTTGCTTTGACCAGCCGTACTCCAGACGTTCAATATACGGAACATTATTTGTCAAATAATAAAGATCACCGACCGCCACGCTTGCCTTTTGGTTGACATTTGAAATTGCTTTGGCTTCGCCAGCTCTCTTGTTTACCACGGAAACCTCCCCAGTCGCCCCGCGACCGATGGATGCTTGCCAGTTGCCTCTAGCACGTCCGGTTTTTGCCGGAGTGTCTTTAATTATTGCCGTGCTTAATTCAAGAATAGTCGCCCGAATTCCCTGGTCGAGAGTTCGGTCGATTTTAGACTCTATCTTTTTCCAGTCAGATTCCCAAGTCATACTATTGCCCGCCACTCGATAGTCACCGGGACAGAATACCAGCCCTCTTCGGTGACACCCTGTGAGACTCTTGCGCTGGTGATTTTAACTTTTACGCTGTTAAAAGTATATTCAGCGCCACGCGGGAAATGCAGCATAAGTAGCCGCGCCTGTTCCTGCGCTGTGAATCTTCTATTACTTCGTGAGTCATTTACCGTTATCTGATACAAACCTTCATAATCGTCGGCGCTTGAATGGCCGAGTCCGAGCTGATCTTTAATGTTCGGAATGAAAGTCTCTAGCAGATACAGTACGCCGTCAACTGGCGTGAATGCCGCGTTCTCATAAGCGATAGGCGGGTTTCCGGCTGTCTGGAATTCTGCCAAACGTACCGATAATGCCGTGTTGATATCCTTCTCTGCCGCGCTCATATTCTAATCTGCACATAATAGACAATATTAGTACCTGCCGGGCTTAGAGTTCTAACGCTCATAACTCGCCAAATCTTTGAATCGACTGTTACAGTCCAAGCCACATCCGGCTCAGTTGCGATATTGTTAATTATCAGCAGCAGATCGGAAGCGAGAACCGTAGAGCCGTTCACTTCTTCGTTATCATAACGACGAACAATAGCAAATGCGTCGATTGTGTTGTTGGTAGCTGGCGTTGTGACCTGCCCGGTAGCCGGATCGATGATTTCCCCGGTCTTGTATGCGAACTGCACCACTTGCCCGTTGTCTTTCAACAATCGAGTCGCTGTACCCTGGAGCGATGTGTAATTTATCGCCATGTCAGCCTCGAATAGTTCGGATATTGTTGCCGCCAGTGCTAGATGTGACCAGTTTACGCATTGCATTACCGATGCTGCGAATAACGGTAGAGATAGAAGCGTTATCCATATACTCGACTTCAATTACATCTACTTTCTCGCGCTTAACTGCTCGATCCACGGTTGATAGCGGATCGTTGCCAGCCATAATAGATATGGCGATAGTGATCTGTGCATCTTTTACTAGCTCTGGTATCTGGCTAGAATTCGTGAGATAGCCGTCTATAAATAGATCAGAACGCGGAAACTGGAGCGTCTGAGTCTCGATGAACTTGATTCCACGAAACGGCTGCTGCTCGAAATAATCCATCGCCAGTATAAGCAATTGCGACTCGTCACCGTAAGTGCCAGAGATCGTGATGTTGCGATCCGCGCAATACTGAGTGAACTCGGCAGTAGTGACGTAGCTGTTCGCGTTAGCGACTATTGAGCCGTCTTCGACGATAATGGTAGCCATTTAGCTCTCCGCTTTAGCCTTGCGAGTCTTTTTCGGCGCTGCCTTCGGCTTGGCCGCTGGCTTTTCACCGAATAGCGTCATTGTCTTTGAATCGAAATCGGATTCGTTAATAATAACCTTTTGACCATCCCGGTCGATTTGTACTGTTGGGATTGATGCCATATTGTCCTCCGTTAATGATGCGGAGCGCCCGAAGACGCCCCGCGATCACTTTTAGCCTAGCAAGATGCCGATATGCTCTGGCTTGATGGCTGCGACGCCCCAAGCGAGTGCCACTTCGAAGTGAACCTGTCTGTACTCTTTGTACATCGAGACTTCGAAAGTGATACCGGAGCGAGGATCAGTCATAAGCATTACGTCCTCAGCAAGATCGCCTTCAACTGGGCGAGCCGGAGCGCGTGTTACCAGAACGATCGCATCACGGTTGAACGCCATGTTTGCAGCGTAGCCGTTGCCGACTGTTACTGCTACACCATCAGCGAGAGCAGCTTTCAGACCGGGAGCAGCGATAGTCACTGTGCCAGTAGCAAGTGCTTCTGATACGACGTACTTGTTAGCATCGCCAGCGAAAGTGATTGTGTCACCAGCCAAGATAGTGCCAGTACCGCCGTCGATTGCGATAGCTGTTGCGCCGACTGCGAATGTGCCGTTTGTCACGTAGTTCGCGCCAGTGCCTTTAGTGTGCGCGTTGATCTGTGCTGATTCGCGGATATCCATACCAGCGGTCGAAAGCATAACGCCTTGACGCAACATTGAATCGTTGCCCTGGACGTCGGTGCGGCTTTGCAGACCAAGCATAGAAGCGCCAGCAGCAGAACTTACGATTAGCTGATTACCAGTCAGCGGCGAGCCATTATCTTTGAGCAGCTTGAGAGCAAAAGACGCATCGCTGAAATCACCAGCAGTGCCAAAAGGCGTAGTGCCAGGAGTTCCGTATGCGTTAGAAGCAGATGAATATAGAGCTGTGAGATCAGATTCAACTTCATTCGTCAGAGTACGCATCGCCTGGGCGAATTGATTCTGAAGAATGCTGTTATATCCAGGGCCAGTATTTAGACCGCGCTGCTCTTCGCCATTGTAGCGAATAGCCACACCGCGAGACTTTGAAATACTCAAAGTTTTATTGGTGATGAC